AACTTTCAATTTGATCTTTAGTGATGTTATAAACAGACATAATACCATTAGACTTATTGTAATGGTGAATTCGTACAAGATCTCCATTTAAAAACCAAACCTTTTTATTTCCTGATATTACAGGTGCGACATTGTACGCTTGGCTCTCAAGATTTCCTTTTGAAGTAGCCATGTACCCTCCTGAGATTCTGTTGGTGGATGAAAAAATTTTCTTGATCCACACATAATACAATATGTTTCTATGTGCCCAGCGACGCTGTAGAGTCTATCTACAAACATTCTACCACTGCATTTATTACACTTTAGCATTAATTTGCTACGCCGATGGCTATTAAGTGAACATTTAATGATAGAGTGCCAGCACCAGAAAACTTTACAAGTCCGTCTACCCTTGACGTAGTTATACTTGTTAATACAACCGTTGCCGATATACCAGAAGAGTTAGAGCCAGTATTTACTACTGTGGCAGTTACCACTGGAGAATACTTGAATTCGCTTGGGAAGGTATATGAAAATGCTTTTTGATTATTACTATCTACTCCAGCAGACGTCACACCTATCGAAGACGCAACAAACTTAGTTTCTGCATATGTAACATTTTGTGGGTTTGTAATTCCGTTATTAATTGATGAGTAGTTTTTTGTGGTAGATGCTATTTTTGTGCTTAAATCATTTACTGTTGAAGCAATTTGATATAAATACGTAACATCTAGTGGTTGCCCTCTTTGAGGAAGCGGAATTATTGCCATAGTATATCCATTATACCACGCTGCCACCATCAATTAAGTCTAGCCCAACTCCTACAATCTCTGATAATTCACTTACAAATAGAACAAGGCCCTTTTTACCGCTTGGATACTGTGCAGATACTGGGTCTAATGTTCTTTCAGATGTTGCATACTGCACAGCAAACTGGACATTTGTTGCCCCCGTATTTTTTAATACTGAGTAATAGTTATTTGTAACTGTATCAGCATATGCCCAAGAAGTATTGCTCCACTTAATAAAAATATCATAACTTTTATTTAGAAGAGATGATGATGTTATCCAATATAAGGATACAGCATCTTGAGTAACTTCTACTGAATTAACAACATCTTCAGATGTGTTGCCAGTAACCACAAGATCATAGATTCTTGACCAGTGACTTACCTGGTTTGTATCATCTGAAACAATTCTAAACATTAGTTTATATCCAGATGTGCTAGATGTTAATTCTACTAATGGTGGCAAGTTAGACTTTGGAATTCTAACCTTTTTAATTACATCTGCCATTAGGCTATACCTATACCAAACCTAAATTCTATAAAATTTGTAGTATTTGGATACTTAGTTACTGGTGCTGCCAAAGAATTTTGAATTACAGAATAGCCAGTCATTCCATAAAGAGCATTAACACTGGTAGTATTTTCTAGACTTATTGCATCAAATAGTACATAAAAATCGCTAGACTGTCCATTGTTAACAGATGAGTATACTCTAACTGTATTTACTGACTTCCAACTAAATCCACTTGACATGAAAACTGAGGATAGTGGAATGGATAGTACTGAATATCTATTTGTTGCCCATCCGTATTCTTCTTTTGTCAGTGTTGCCTCTAGTCGTGCAGATGTTGAACTATTTCCATCTTTAGAGAACTCAATAAGAACTCTTGCTGTATCTGGAACTAAATTATTTGAACCATCCTTATTGACAAGAACAAGTCCTACACGCAACTCATCTGTAGAAGAGTTTTTAGAAAGATCAATACTTATATTTTTCTTTTCAATATAGTTTGCTCCATTAGATATTGTGAATCTGTTTCCAGATGGGGTCAATAAAGAACTATCTCCACGTAGCATATAGTTATAGTTATGCACCCTTGGTTTTTCATACCTAGTTGCTCTTTTGTTTGTTCCAGATGTATTTTGATTAAAAATTATATTATTTGATAAAATCTTTATTATTTTATCTGTATTTGTTATAACTAGGCCGTCTGCTGCCGATATTGATAACTGTGTTACTGGATCCACATACGAAGATCCATTATAAGATGTCCAAGATTCTTGATCTGAAAATGTAACGAGCATCTTGCTTCCTGCGGATCCTGCTGTTTGATTATATGCTGCCGAATAAATTCCAACCTCTGTTATTTCATATTGTTGATCATCGCTTGGCAACTCAGCAGTGAGAACAACTCTTGAAACTCCATCTGACTCTGTAACATATCCTCTTGATGTTATAGGAACTCTAAACATCTCAAAATCTAATTCTTTTTTATCTGATGAGTCTGGAACAGAGTTTGTGGACAAAATAGGCTTTGCTCCGCATCCAACAGCAATATGTGAGGCATATGCTGGTGCATTGCCCAGCAAGTATTTTGCAAGTATTGTTCTTCCTGTATTAGTTATCATTATACCTCATCCCTATATATTGTACCATTTAATGCCATCTTAACTTCTACATTTTCACCTGCCTGGAGATTTTTTAGTTCAATTATTAAGTCCCCAGTTTCAGCCTCTATGTATACATGAGTTCCGTCTGGGATTTTATCCTCTAACTTTATGCCAAACCCCTCAAGATATCTTGTGCTTGAAGTCTGAAGTGCTAAAATTTTATTTGGATTATATTCATCATCCAGTCTTGATAAATACTTAATAGGTATATACTCTATATTTAGTCCATTAACATTGTTATGCCTTAGAAAAGATATTAACTCGTGTCCCCCAATATCTTCAAAGACAAGGTCTGTCATGATTTCAATAGACATCTCAGACTCATTAATTAGGATCAAGTCCTTAGTTGGAATAAGAACGCCCTGAGTTGACGGATTATTGACTGATGGTGTATTTGGTGTTGAAGCCATTAGATTTCACAAAGGAACAGCGTTTGCTCTGGTCCCTCTCCTCCCTTTGATTGAGAAATATTATAAATCACGTATCTTGCATCTGAAGATCCAAGTCTTTCAAAGTTGTCTTGTTTTGCAACAACACGAACTATATCTCCAAGTTGAAGCATTGGGTTTGAGAATATCTTTAGGCTTACATTCTTTTTTGGAGTCATTGTTTTTTTAATTGCCCACTCCATAATATTTTTTGCATGATCAGATGTTTGAATATATGGAGACTCAATCGTAAAAGCCTTTACTCCATGGGTCATTCTACTAACCTTTATCTCATTGTATAGGCTGTCTTGCACCATAGGATCCTTTATTACCCTTGTTCCGCTCATTTCTGGATCAGAAAAATTGCCAACCTTTTCAAAGTATTTATCTACACTTAGTTCATTTTTTGTATCCTGCGTAAAGGTTATGCCTTGAATTCTTAAATAGTTTCCAGTTGTTTCATCAAGATTGATTGCTGCATCAGTTGCATTAAAAATTAAGAACTCTGCACCGTAAGCATTTGCGACAAATCCAGAAGTAGTGTAAGACTTTATTCTATTAAATGTAGGTGACAGTTTTGCCCAAAGTGCTGGATAGGCTTTGTCATATTTAATATTAAAGTATGAGCACTCTCTTAGAATAGTTCCAAATTCGTCAAAATATATTGAAAACCCTGGTGGCTTAGTTGATCCCAGTTCTGATAAGTGGGAAGCCTGTATCATTCCACTAAGAGCATATTTTCTCAGGCCTTCTGTAGCGTTTATTTCTTTATCTCCAAAAGCATCTGCAATCGTATTAGCAATTGTAAAAGAGTTGTTATCTGAATAGTTATCTGCCAAAGCATATATATTTTCAAACATTAATTTAGATGAGCCACGAACAAAAAGACACATACCTGTATATGCTGGTAGCGGATCAAAGTCGTCAACAACTTTAACAAGTACATTGTTTATATAAAGAAAGAATCTTCTTTGTGTAGGTGACAAATCTTTATACTCTACTGCTAAATCATATACGCTAGGATTTTCTTCTCCAGCCTGTCTTGACTGTCCAGTAAACCTGCCATCATCAACCACAACATTTGCAATTCCTCCCCAAAGTTTTGTAGGTATTGCCTTATCGGTATCTGACGAGCCAGCCTTTTTATTTATTTTATAAAAAACAACATTATTAATAGATGAGGTTACTGTTCCATCATCATCAGTGGTCATATAGTCAGCAATATTTTTTACTGTAAATGCAGACAATTCAAAGTAATACCCTGTATTATTTGACTTATTAACCAAAACTCCAAGCCCACCACCACCACCATTAATTGTAATTGTTTGGTTGGTAAATCTTGGTGGAACATTATAGTATACAGTTGCACCGTTTGGTGTTTGAGGATTATCAATTGATGTTTCAATCTTTCCAATTATTCTACATCTTGTACCAAAATGTTTAAACTGTTGAGTTGATTGCTGTGTTGAAAGATCTTTATATACATAAGATATTGTATCTATAGGCTTTTGGTCTGTTCCAAATGTAGGTCCAGTAAAGACTAGGGCTGAAGCCTGTAGTGTTCCTGCCTCAACTGACTTTAATTGTGCAACACCAGTCTCTGTTCTATTTGACGATGACATGAAGTTTTTAATTATTCCGTTGCGATAAGACTGTCTTGCAACTGTAGAGTTTTCTCCAGCCATACCAGTTTTAACTAGATTTGGCATAACTGGATTTGGATCAGTCCCAAAGATAAAAGATGTATCCATAATACATCCGTATGTATTTGTATTTTCTGACCAGTACGTGTCTAGTCCTGCTGGATGGCTAGTGATTGTTGTTCCAAATTGAGCACGACCATGTTCTTCAACGACACCATTCTTTAACCTAGTTACTCCATTAATCACCTCATAGAAAGGCTTAGAATATATACGTATTAAGCCTGTTGGCCACATCTTTCCCCCATGTGGAATTTTTGAAAAATATTCTTGATACTCTTCGTTATCTGAAATCCAAACATTTCCTACTGGGAGCACGTTACCATTTTCTGTTTTTGTACCCGATACTGTAAACTGTGCAGCGTCATACTTTATTATTTCTCCATTTGAATATAGATATCCGTTATATCTTGTAAGCCAATAGATATTCTCTCCAACATCAATTGTATTCTTTGTCAAAAGATTCTCTACTACTGTTGGTGGCTCTAAAGGTATCGTAGTCTTTAATGGGTACGCACCTAAGACATACTTTCCCATTTGACTTGCTTTATCATTAATTGTTTTTGTTATATCAGTTCCGCTTGACTCCCATAAAAGAACTGGCTTATAAATCCATGTCTTGTCTGAGTCTACCATCGTAGACTGATTAATTGACCCATAGGATCTTTGTATATATTTTTCACTATAATTGACTGTTCCATCATTAAAGATCAACTTGTCTGATGAGTCTATACTTAAAATATTTGGTTCAATTGATTTTCCAGATGGGTCTACGTAGTCTGAGCCAACCATAACAGCGTCTACAGATCTTTCTGAAGCCTCTGCAGTTAAATAGTTTTTGCTCATAACAATGAAATTATTGTATTCATCAAAAAACATTGCCGTCTGTGTAGCAGTTGCTAACTGGTTCAAGACTTCTGCAACGTTTTGATTTGGAGCAACAAAGAAATATGGAATAATCGGATCTTTATCATTTACCACTCTTTTAAAAACATAATTACTAAACCCTATAGAGTCTAATAAAATACTAACCGCATAACTTAAAGATATGTCAGTAAGCAACATCTCTGGAACGGTATTTGACTCAAGATAAAAAAACATATCTCTTAGTTCTATGTCAACTGTACCACTATCAAAGTTTTGCTTTGGAATTGACTCAGAATATAAAGTTTTTGTTGGTATGTAGTAGTTATAATCTCCTACATTAAGAAAGCCCTCGTATACAACAAATTTAACAAACTTATAAATATACTGTGACACAATAGAATCTTTATTATTTTCATTAAAAGCATTTTGATAGTCCAACAGAGATATTGATCCAGTTGATGCAAGTAGTTGGCCTATAGGTACTGAAAGATTATTTAAGTCACCTAGAGATTTTGTAAGGTTATAAGAAAGAACAATGTCTGATATATTTGCAACTATTCTAGGAGACATCTCAATTAAATCAAATGTTGAGTCAAACTTATTCATTGTCTTTATGACTGCCCTTATGCCAAGTATCTTGTCAACTTCTCTATAAATTGTTTGTCCACCCTCAATAATATAATCTGGATCTACTAACTGGGTTACAAACTGAGTTCTATCGTATAGTTTATCTTCTCCAAAGCCCCAAGAATATTCTGGAACAAAGGTGTCATACTCATTAAACTCAGAATTCCATACATAAAACTTTCCACGAAGCGTTCCAGTTGTTATTAACCAGGCATATCCGTCGACTGCCTCTGACGGCAAAAGATCTACATGTTTGAGTTTTCCAGCATATATAAACCTATTAATAAATTTTTCAGGAAGTTTTAAACCATAAGATAACTCAATATGCCCATCTTCTCCTATTGGAGATGAACCATCAGGCTTAACTGTTGATGCGTCAAAACTTTTTACTGTCTTCCAAATATTTCCAGTTGATAAGACTTGCAGGTCCCAGTCAAGTGGTGTTGTTTTATTTGAATCACCATATAATGGATCTTGTATTGATTTTCCATTTACAATGAATGGTCCTAGGTTTGAAGATCCAATGTTTGTCTGAACCTTTAAAACAAGTCTATTTGCATATACTGGATCTTTATAAACAACAAAAGGAGCGGTATCATCTATATAGTTTTTACCATTTGAGACTATGTTTGCAACGCCTCGTTCCTGACCTAGTTCTTTTCTGTACGATGTCCAGTATTTAAAGGAATCATCTTTTGACGACATGTAGTATCTAGGTCTTTGCACAAAATCATAACTTGCTTTATTTATTGTTGATGTTACTAATGAGTCAGACGCTTGCCAAAT